TGATAAGTGAGAGAGGATACATCGTATCACCACTACTATGTCCATAATAGCCTGGATTGCTGTAACTAGCACCACTACGTTCACCTATAAAATGAACAAAACATATTGTTTCATTGCAATAGGTTATACAATGAACATATCCCATAGCACCAGAACCCTCAGTACCATCAACAAAAATTGCACTAGGGTTCCAAGAAAGATAGTTCCACATAAGTTGACTTCCAGTATGGTCATACGAAGCAGTATTGTTTGCCCACGAATCGTCTCTTTCATTATAAGTAATCTGTCTCCATGTTGGTTTG